ATCCAACAGGCCGATTGGCAAGCGGAGAGAAGCTTCCAATACCAGTTGAGTTTGCAATCTCAATAGCATCACCATCAGCAGGACTGGAAGGAATGGATGCAACGTTTGCGACAAGCTGGTACTGCACGGAAGATGCAACAGCGTTCAGAGCGGCAGCAGCATTGGAATTAGCTGTATTCGCTGTGGTAACAGCAGATGCCGAGTTGGATAGAGCAGTTGAACTCTGACTCAAAGCAGTCGAGCTATTGCTTAATGCCGTGTTACTCTGCGACAATGCTGTTGCAGCGTTAGTGCTAGCTGTCGTAGCAGAACTCAGTGCTGTCGCTGCATCGGTAGCCGCTTGAGCAGCAGTTGTCTGACTACTGTTTGCCGTAGCCACAGCAGCAGTACTTTGCGACAAGGATGTCGAAGCGTTGGAGCTAGCAGTATTCGCTGTTGAAACCGCAGTAGCCGAGTTAGAGAGCGCAGTGGCACTCTGGGACAACGCTGTATTACTTGTACTCGTCGCTGTTGTAGAGGCTGTTAAGGCACTATTTGCGGTGGATGTAGCAGTTGCAGCGTTGTTATTAGACTCTTGGGTAACGTACAGGTTCTGCGTGAAGTTATCGTTCAGATCCGAAGACCGGATTGCAGATCCTGGATAGAAAGTGGACTGAAGTCCAGAGTCATCAGTCTGCCTGTAGATACGTATCGCAACACCATTAGAAGGGGCTGTGGTGAATTGGATAGTAGTGGCGTTGGCTAGGGTGTATGCAGTTGTAACCGTACCGTTCAAGGAAACCTTGATGTCGGTTGTCTCAAGATATGGAAAGGTAAAAGAAAAGAGAACGGTTGAACCGTTCCCTGTGTATGTATTCTGAGTGGTTGCCATTACTACTTACCGTTTGGAAGGTTAAGGACTTTTTGCATCTGGTCGGCATCGTTATAACGACCCTTCTTCCGTAGCTCTGCAAGTGCGTTAGCAGTAGCTTCTCGTTGCAGGATGGCACTGACCTCTGGGAACTGAGTCATCTGCACCCAAGCCTGACGCTTGGCGTTTTTGAAGATGCTGTCGATTGCTTGATAATGGACATACGTGGAAGCTTCAGTCAGTTGACCTGCATCACGATCTTTCTCCATCTTCTGGATCGAAGCCATCATCTGTTGACCAGTCTTCTTACCATAGAAGAGTTCAGTCAGCTGTGCCTCGACATTCTGCTTGCCGATCAGCATCTGCCATTTACTCTTCAGTTGACCAGGGATAGGTCCACCATCAGGTTTGGTGTTGACCGAGACTTTTACGTCGTACAGAGAACGCCAAAGTGTTTGACGAGTTGCAGTAGGAGCAGTGTTAAGTTGGAACGGCATTACAGCATTCCAAGTCCGAGTACCCCAGTCGTACAGCTTCAGAGGCTCACCATTCAACGTGTCGTATTTGTAGGGAAGCTCAGACAGTTCGCCGGCCCACAGGTTCCGGTTCTTCAGACTGTCTCGGAAGCCCGCCTCAAGTTCACGCATACCAGGGTTGAAGTATTTACCAACTTCATTCCGCATGCTTGACATAGGAATGTAGCTGTTCAACATGCCTGCAGCAACTGAACCGATCTTGTCTGCATCCCGAGCACCCATCAACTCAGTAAGTTGAGAAAGGCCGAACAGGAATGACTTGTTGACAACATTTGCTTGTACCAGGTACCACAAACGACCAATCATTTTTTCACTGAATGCTTCACCCATCTGTTTCTGAGTGTCACCCACGTCAGCAACCATTGCGAGGAAGCTGTTGAATGGTTCAATTGAGTCGTAGCTTACAAACTTATCACCAACCATAATTGACCTAGGTTGCCAACCTTGGCTAATCCAGGCATCCCTAAGTGTCTTGTCTTCAGGTCCGTTACCAGTAAGACGACCAGACATATACAAACCACCAGCAAGGAAAATGACAGAAGCACCCATAGCTTCACGTCCAGCAATCAATGCTTTAGCTGCTTGGTGATCATCCGCTGTGGAGATGCCGTACTTCAAGAGGTCTGGGTGACCAGTAGGTAGGTTCTTAATCGCTGATACTTCTTCAACAAACCGGTTTAGGAACGGTGTGTGCTTACCAGCTAGCTCAAGTGCGTTGTAGCCTGTCCGAGTGAACAACATGAACGGCTTAGTGAACGGGTGAGCAGCAAAGGCTTGCTCCAAACGCTCCACAAGCTTTGGGATATCGTTTGTCATAGCAGCTTCAGAGGCTGAGTACTTAGCCATCTGATCTGTCAACATCCCACGTTCATCAAAGACTTCGTCGTAGAAAGCAGTTTCGTACCTGCTTACAAGGTCCGGCATTGCAGCTTCATCTACAACTCGACCAGACTCAGTCAAGGAATCATAGGCTTTGTGATAGGCAATCTCGCGCAACCTGGCACGACCAATCATGTTGTGGAAGGCCATGTCGGAGGCGGACATAACACGTGAAGACCAAGTGAGGAACGGGTTATTGTTCATCCACCGCAGAGTGTTTGCCCAGCCATACGCAGCCTGGTGTGCATCAGTGCCACGGTTCTTGACCCATTCACCCATTGCTTCCCATTCAGCATCCGTATCAGTACGGGTGTAGTTGGTAGCAATCGTGTTTAGGTCTGGGATCTCGTTGCCGCTGAAGTTAGCTTTGAGTTGATGACGGAAGATCTTCCAAGATTCACCAATGCTGTCGGTCATACCGTTCAGCGATGCCCAAGCTCCTCGTAACGCACGTTCGTCGCCACGCAGCATTGCACCCATTGCTGTTTGTACAGGACGTGTGAACGTCACCAGACCCGTACCAAAGGCTGCTCGGAGCGGAGTCTTAGGGCCAGAGATCGTGCTGTGGATGATCAGGGAGCCAAGCTCTTTCTGGATGGCACTTTGATGACGGACATCACCATCTTTGTAGCCAGTCAGCTTATTTGCAAAGAACTCATCAACATCAGCCCAAGTGGATAGCTTATCGTTCATGGAGAACGCATCAGTCACCAGCTTGAGCAGTTCATCTGACGTGTCGTTGTCAATTGCTTCACGGATCAGTTCTTTGACATTCCGCTGGCTTTCAGCAATCTCAGTAAGCTTTGCACCTATTTCGGTCTTAGCTGGAGGTTTGATTGTAGTCTCACCATTCAAGTACTTCAGATTGCTCAGCGCAGTACTCCGAAGATACCGACTTTGCTTAAGACCAATACCAATAGCTGTGTACCGGTCAAGCATCTGATCCAGTGTTCCATCCTTTACGGTTGGATCAACCTGATCCATAATTGAACGTTGAAGCTGTGCGTAGTCACGCAGCTCTCGGTTCAAAGTACCGGTCAGCACAGCAGCTTTCAGGTGATCAACATCAGAGTAGAAATCAACTCCTGCATACCGTCCGTACTCATCGTAGTTACGGGTGAACAGAGATTCAAACTCTGCATCAGTCATGCTTCCAACAGTCTTTCTACCAGCAATGACTTCATCAAACTCACGCATGACTTGCGGAGCTAGTTCATCGATGGGAACACGGTTGGCACGTAACTGCTCAATGGTCTGACGGAAGATCGGATCACGGTCAACCCGCTTCATATACTCCTCTTGGGTAATTGGAGCACCACCGGGTGTGTTGTTTATCCGTTCAAGTTCGTTCTTGGTGATGAAGTTATTTGGTGTGCCATCCATCTCCGACCATTTGGTCGACATGTGATGAGTACTTTCCAAGGTATCTACAATGGATCGCGTGGTGCTGTTAGCACGTCCCTGGTGGACATCGCCACCTTCATTGATGTAGGAGTCGAAACCACGTTCTCCTTCAGGGTCAGCCTTCAGACGCTCAACACCGTTGGTGATTTCGTTGGCTTCTTGAGACTCTTGACGCTTTAGGGCTGGGTGCTTGTCGCTAGCCCAGTCGTACCCTGCTTTACGGGCATAGGCCTGTTTAGCTGCATACTGCTCGTCAGCAGACATCTCCGTCCACTGCTTGTTGATCGTCGGATCAGCAGTGAACGCTTTCTCCGCATCACGCTGCGCACCAGCAGTGACTTTGAAATCAAGTTGATCTGTGGCTGCCTTACGCATTGATGCATATCGGCTGTCGTTAGGGTGTGGTACGGGAGCTTTGACTTCACCAACTCCACCACGCTTACCAAGGTTGGTAGTGACCTTCTTTACTCCAGCACCAATACCAGACGCTGCAATATCAAGTACAGGTCCAGCACCCATACCCTCAAGCATGTTGTACAGGGAACGCTGTGCTGGGCTCATTTGCTCATGAGTTGCAAACGGCTTGAGAGCATCTTCCCAGTCAGGCCGCATCTTGATCAGATCAGCAGCCATGTTGGATTCAGTAGACGTGCTAGCGATCAGGTCAGCAGGAGCACCTACTACAACACCGTGCAGGGCGGTTCTACCGAGGTTCTGGAGTGGTTGCCCCTTGACCATGGGTGAACCCTTAGCAACGTATTGGAGGCCCTTACCAACGACGTTCCCAGTACCTGCAACCTTCGATAACCCACCGGATGCTTTCCGAGTCAGGGCCATCAGACCACCAAACTCAACAGCACCACGAAGGAACTTACCCCAAACAGTCTTGTTGATTGGCTGCTCTTCAGGTTTGAACGGCAGCCATGCCGGCCTGTAGGGACCGCTGGAGGTTTGATAGAAGCGAGGATCAAAGATCTTCTGTGGTACAGCTGCTACAGAGTTGACCACATCCTGTGCTCCACCAACAACAGCATTCTGGGCTTCTTGGAAGTTCTCCTTTAATCCGAACTGCTTTGGATCCTTTGTATCAAAGCTGTTTTTAAGTTGACCATCAGGTTTGACTAGGTCAGCCTTTTGATCATATTGCTGCGCTTCCTGTTGGACCTGACCTTCAAATGCTTGGGTACGCGCAGCCTCTTCTTGTGCATAGTTCTGGGAATCGATGACCTGCTGTTTTAAAGCATCCTGATCCCAGTCTTCTTCAGTAAAGTTTGAATTAGAAAACATAAGAGTTAGGCATTAGTGCCATGCAAGAATTGAAAACGTCTTCCATCAGGAAGTTGGATAATTAGATGGTCAGTTCCTCCATCACCTTTGAAGCTACCGACAGCAACAGCACCATTCTTCAGACGTACAGGTGTACCTGCAGGTGCTGCATAGTCCATGCCATATGAATTGCGGTTCCTGTGCTGCGCCTCACCGTCAGTGATGGTTGTCCCCTTAGATAATGGTTTCCATGCACCCTTTGTCTGAACCTCAACGTATTGATCAAGTTCAGTGGTGGCAATAGGTACGCTGCCCGTAGATTTCATCGTCCCACGGTCCACACGCTTGAGGTCCAGGTGGGGGCCAGTGGAGCCGTAACCAAGGCTGCCGATCTTGTAAACGACACCAGTTCGGATGTTTTCTGGTTGCCGCCACATGTTGGGGCTATTAAGACGTGCCTTTGCTGTCTCAAGTCGTTGTGCAAGGGTTGCACGGCTGACCTTTACAAGTCCAGACCATTCATTGCCCATCCCGACGATGGCCTCTTTAAGTGTTCCAGATCCACTGAAGAAACGTCCAGCTCGTCCACGAAGCAGAGCAATAGCAAGTTTGTCTTGGGTTACAGCGTTGAATGGATCGTTTAGGTTGACTCCGGTTGAGCCGTAGCTACCGGCCATCAAACCTTTAAGCGTAGAAGCTATGATCTGATACCGACCAGCTGCATGGAGCTTTCGTTGACCGTGTAACTCCATGACCTGGGCCACAGTCATCTTTGTTAGACCAACACCAAATACATCGTTTGAGTTAGCAGATCCGATTGGCTCCTGAGCACTACGCCCACCACGGTTCATAGCGTCATAATTACCATGACCAGCACTCTCCTCACTAGCAATCAGGTTCAGTAGGTCTCGATAAGGGTCCGGCCCATTGTTCATCCCAAAGGATTGGTAGGTATTCGCTGCCGAAGGACGGTATTCAAGAATCTTCCGTTGGTACGGTGAAAGGCCTTGACGTACCTGCTCCGAATCCACCGGCTGAAGTGGACCCATTCCAGCAGCGGTCAGCTGTGCGTTGATGATGTCAACAGGGGCTAATGAGGGTGACTTAGCAGCAAGAGCAAAGATGATGGGTGGAATCGAACCTCCACGACCTGCAGCAAATGCCTGAAGCTGTTTCATCTCTGGAGCAGTTAGCTTAACGTTGTTCTCCAGGTACTGAGGGTCTTTATTGATGTTGGCTGCAATTGACCCAACACGCTGGACTTCTTTGACATAGGTGTTTGCTTTACCCATGCCTACATAAGGGTTCAAGGAACCGATCTGATTCGTCATTGCAAACGGCCCTTTGCTGGACTGCTTACCGTCCCAAAGGAGATTGTTGACGTATTCAGAGGCTGCGCCTATGGCGCCAGCTTGGTTACCCTTTCTGATCTCATCAAGAGCTTTCTCTTTGAAGACCCGCTCGATCTCAACTTGAACCCACTTGTAAGCACTGGAGTCCTTTTTATCCGCCCCTGTCTGCTCAAGCAATTCCGAGGCACGAGCATTAAGGATTCCAAGCTGTGCTTTCATTGCTGTCTGATCAACAGCGCCTAGCTTGTCACCGTTAGAGGCGGCATCTTTGTACTTCTTGATCAGTGTCTCTGAATACTTACCTGGACGCAGGAGTTCTTTTGTTGTAAGCAGTCCACGGTTGCTCAGGTAGGTGAGATGTTGGTCGGCAAGGGAATCGACAAGCTTTGTAGAAGTCCGAGATTCAATGCTGGAGAGGAACTGCGACTGCTTACCGCCAGTTGCTTTTGCGTATTTCTCCTTAGCTTGTTCAAGCTCTTCGTCGGAGAAACCCTCGGCTTCATATTTCTGCTGGAACAGGTTGTCAAGTTCCTCACCAGCCAACGTGTCTTGGAACTCACGATTCTGGTACGCCTCTTTCTGGCGAGCCGTCATCGCCTTTTCTACATCACCTGCATACAAGGCGAAGGTGTCAGAGACCTTCCGAGTAGATCCATCGTTGTGGGTGTAAGAGTGGTTCTTAATCTTTTCCCACACACCAGGCTCTAGCAACCCATCAGTGGCCAGCTTCGTCAGGTGCTTAAATAGTTCACGGCCCTTCTGACCTAGGAATGGCGATTTACCATCAGCACCAACACCAGCTTCACGTTGAATCCAGTTAAGAGCACCAGCACCAGCTGACTCTGGATCAGAAATCATAGAGCGCAGATCATTAAGCTTCTGCTCCTCCATATCCTGCTGCTTTACCTTGTAAAGTGTCTCAAGGTACTGAGCTTTTTCTGTTGTCTCCTGTAGTCCCATCTTTGGGAACAGGTGTTCATTCAACAGAATTGGATTGATTCCAAGGAACTGCTTTTGGAACTGTGTGCGAAGCAGGGCATTGGCGGTTTCCCAATCAGCCTCACTCTTGGCTCCGTTAAGCGTCAGACCAGCTTCATTCAGTTCTGTGTCACCGTTCTGTGCTCGCCACAGTGGGTACTCCATCGCACCTTGGATGGCGTACATCTTTGTCGCACCATACAGCTTACGACCAGACAGGTTGGTCAGCTTCTCAAGTACGTCAACCGGGGTACCTTCAAACTCAAGCTGATTTACAACACGCTTAACCGTTGCATCAGCTTGATCCAGTTTGGCAACACTCTCCCTGTAACGTTGTAGTTTTTCGGGGGAGACACCATACTGACTGACAAGGTTCATACCTTCGATTTCATCAGCCTCATCCTTATTCTTTTGGTAGTTCAGAACTACTTTATTTAGGGAGGGGGCTAGTGAAGCTAAGGCGCCAACGGCCGTGATGTTGTTTTCTAGGTTCTTCTGGTTCCGTATTGAGTTCTCAACACTTGTCTTAAGGTTCTGCTGAACACCTTGTTGGTAGCGTTCACGACTTCTTTGTCCAAAAGCAAAGTTGGCATCACGATTCTGCTGCTCAATCCTCTGCCGTGTCTCTTGACCTGAAAGATAAGCATCCCGATTGCTACGCTCTACTTGTTGATTCTCTCGCATCTGCCGTAGCAATGCTTGGCCTTGCTGACCAATCGATTCAACATTAGCGTTGGAAACCTGGATGGGGTTAAAACCTCTCTCGCGGGCGTACCCTTGATACCTGATTTGTTCCATCTAAATCACTATAATAGTTAGCTCGTGTATTGAAGGTTCTTGGGTAGCATTGAGTTGAATAGCCCACTCGTGTAACCACCAGCGATACCATTTGCTACGTTTGCTGCCATGGTGATACCAGAACCACCCTGTACGGTGTTCGTACCTCTGATCGGCTTGGGCGGCTTCCTTGGTTTCTGAGGATCCATGATCACAGCCCTAGGCATCTTCAGAGGTGCGCTTGGATTAGGTGCCCGCAGTGGTGCCAGCATCCGTCGAGCGTTTGCTGCTAGATCTGCTCCGTACTTCTCCATGTCAATCTGACGGTTAGCAATACGGTTCTCCTTAGTGGCACTCACGAGGCTCTCAGCGAGGATTGCCTGGTTACGACCATATCCAGCAATAGCTGAAGCGAGAGCCTTACCCGCGGACCGTCCAGAGCCACCAGAGGCAACGACCTGACCTTCTTCCTGGAGCATCTTGACGAACATATCTTGCTGGTCAAATGCCATACCAGTCAAAACTTCTTGAAACTTCCGGGCTTCAGCTTCACGTGCAACACCAGCTGCCATATTATTGAAACCCAACTGCAGTTTGTAGTTCTGCTCAGATTGGTTGAACTGTCTGACTTCGTTGTTGTAGTCGAAATCACGAATTGCTAAAGTGTCGCGATAGCTGCGAAGATTGGTCTCGTCTTGCCAAGCAAGGTTCGCTTCTTGGTTGCTACGAGTGTTTGCAGCTTCCTTTATTCTATACTTGTAATCAAGGCGTGTATCTTTCCAGTTAAACTGGTACAGGCTTTTGTCATATTTAAACTGGTTATCGATCCTTTCTTGCTCAGCACGTCTTGCGGCATTAGCTGAGGAGTTGGAACCGATTGCACCAAATATTGTAGAGCCTAGTCCAAGGACGGCTCCCAACGGAAATGCCATCTACTATGTCCTCTGATAAAATCGTGGTGAATAGTTTCCTTCCCACATCATCGACAAAAGACTGACAGGAAAGGGTGAGTCAGATGTCACGCGAAGGTTAAAGTTCTCTGACCGCTGATGTATGGGAACTGTAAATTGTGATGTAGCAGTAAATGGGATATCGTTGGCAAGGTAGTATCCGGCATCCTTTACTCCCTGCGTATCGACCCATTCGCTTCGACCAGCTGTCTTTAACTTAAAGACCACATCACCAGACAATCCAAACATGAACTTAAGTCGTGCAAGGATGAGTGATGCAGCGTAGTCAGACTGGTTATTGTTTCCGCTAGGTCTGTAATAGAGCCTCGGTAATTCAAGGTCCATGCTGTACGTGTAACCAACCACAAGGTCATCACTCGTTAGGTCTAGGTCATCCACCTTGGCGTAATACCCACCAGCATCCTGTAGCACTGTTGGCAGTAGTACCAGACCTGCGTTTGTGTACGTCGGGGTGCTGATCGTATTTGTGGTCACGACACATAGCGTATTGCTTGAATCGTGTTTGTATGGCAGGTAGATCTTCGTGTACTCAGACCCGCCAGAACTAACAAATGTCTTACTTGCCGGTACTGACCACATGTCCAACCGTGGATCAACACGACTCCCACCGCTAGTTACAAAGCTTGAAGTGGTTGAACTCTGAACTAAGTTTAACCTGTGAATGACATACGAGTTTTCCTGTTTAGTGAGTACCCAAAGAACATCACTGTTGAATGCGTGATGGAGTACCTTGCCGGACATCTTCCAAGTGAACCAGGACTGAATCTGTCTCTCCTCTCCTGTCGTGTAGAACCTAAACAGGTACAGGTCTTCACTTGTGGTAGAACCCATTGAAAAAAGTGAGTTCTGAGGTGAACTTACAACCTGATCAATTGTTGAAGGGATCCACTCTGGAACAACCCGCGAGATATCCAGAACAACAGGACTCTCGTCTTGACCACGAGTCTGCATCTCAAACACACGACTGTATGACGGTGTTTTAGAGATGAATGACACAGTAGTCCCTAGGTCAACTGGATCATTCAAGATATCCATCTCATAATTAGAGATGGTCTTAATCGTGGTTCCCCCAGGGCTTAGAACCCCGTTGGAACCTTGCAGCATGAACTGCTGAGACCGACTGAACAGCAGCAAGCCCTGAGCAACAGGAACCACACCGTGGAGCGTTGCTGGGCGGATCGAGGAGCAGCTGATGTCCACCGGGTCTGACGCAATGGTGGTCAGAGCACTGTTGTGGTAGAAGTTAAAGTAGTCTCCGGTTTGACTCATGGAGACATTCTCTTCCGTCAACGTACCAAGACGATTGTTATAGAAGAAGAGCTTCTTAATCGTCTGGCCAACAAAAGTCGGATGTTCATTGCTGGTGTTATCACCCACAAGACGGTTTTCCCACGTTGCCTGTCTGAACGTGAAGGTTCCATCACTTTCACGCACCAACTGGTGGGGCATTGTCGACGCAGTTAAACCAGTACTAACATCTGGTTTGATTGTCTCTTCCCAATACCCAGGACCAGATGTGCTATTTTCTGCAATGAACTTTACATAGTAATCATCTTCTACAGCGACACTATTGCTGATCTTGACGATTCTTCCGTGCTTTGCTTTTGCAGGGAGTCGAGAAACGTTTTCAACTGAATCTTGGTAGCTGACAATCGCCTCCTTGTCGGCACCACCTTTGACGCTGATGGTAAATGCTGCAGCATTCTCAACCTCAATGGATGTACCTATCTTGGTTGCGGTGAAGCCACTTACACCGTTGATTGCTGTAACTAGTGCATCAATGATCTTATCAGCATGAACAGTCTTCTCCGTTTGACTAGGAGTTGTAATCGCAGTTTCAGCGTTAAACGTTGTATAGCTGACTGTTGTGCTGTTCAGCGTAACTTCATACTTGGCACCATACTCCACGCCGAGTAGGCGAATGGTGGCTCGCTTGCCGTAGACGTAGCTGGGTGCAGCTTGAGTGCCTACAGTAACAAGCTTATTGGTGATAAATGTGTAGTCGTTGATGGTCAGTACATCGTAGTCATCCTTTCCACCAGTCAAGTAACCAGTGGCACCTGCCCCATAAGTGACAGTCTTTGGGGTGCCAGTGAGAAGATCCCAGATCTTAATCTCAGCTCCTTTGATTACACATATGTACTGTTCTACACTATCTCGGAAGATCGAGAACCATCTACCATTGTCATAGGTAGACGGGGAGATCACAGCCCCAGCAGCGGTCTTTAGTTCTGCAACGAACTTACCACCAGGACGCTTCATCAAACCAAACGTGGGTTCAGGGTAGGCGTTCTGGCAAGTACGTAACTGACCTGGAAACTTCAGATCATCTGTCTGTTGTGAAACACCACCTAAGTAGTTAGGAATTCGTTGAGTAACTGAAGCCATATCATCGAGCTAAGGTACGGTACGGTTGATAGCTGTTATAGAAGTTCGTCCCACGGGGGAAGCCAAAGAAGGTGTAGTTACCTTGATTGCATTCATATTCAAGGGCATTGGCACGAGCCATTGCTTCCTTTTGTTGAAGCATTGAATAGACTGTGGAGTCACCCACCATCTTGGTTGAAGCTTGAACCGCTGCTCGTGATGTGATGTAATCACGGAACGGGATCGGAAGATCTTTAAAATCAAACAACCAGACCACGTCACACTTCAGTTGCTGTGTCCACGTGAAGGTGTGATCGATCTTGTTGTACAACTTCCCATCTCGACGAACCACATCGATACCACGGTTCTCAGGAATACTTGAAACATCCAAAAGCAAGATATTATCGGCAATCACAATGTTGCCATTATTGTCAGGTGTGAATGGATATTCAGACTCTGTATTGAATGACCAACCTTCTGCTTGCACCTCACGGTTCACCTCATTCAAGGTCTCGTATGCGATTGCTACGTCAGGGTTGGTTTGATCGAGAGTAGTGACAGGAGCCTGTCCTACTGCTCCGAGTATTTGATTTACGGCAGCCAGTTCGGTGGCCACTAAAGCACTAGGAAGGGGCATATCACTATTAAAGGAAAAAAGGGGAGACTTTAATAAGCTCCCCCGTAATTAAAAGATCAGACGTTGGTGATGTTGCACTCAACGCTGGGGTAGGCAAGACGAAGACCTTTGGTCACCGACTTGACAGCAGAATCAGCTACGGCAGAGCCATAACCTTTTTGGGTCTTAGCCACCGATTTGCGTTCAGCATCAGTGGTGCAGACTCCAGCGGCGTTAGAAGCAGCCATGGTTATCAATACCTTTATCAGGCGCGAGCAGACTGCAGCTCAATGGCAGCAGCGGGGTTCAGGGTGCCGCAACCCATGGCCAGACGGCCCAGGATCACATCACCTTGATACAGCACAGAGACATCACCAGAGGTGGTCTGCACTTGAGGACCGATGGCTTCCACCACACCAGCAGCATCTTTTTGGTAGATGAGGCCACAGTGGTTGGTGAAGTCACCAGAGTAGTTGTTGTTCTCACCAGTCACAGCAGCCACATTACCAGCCAGGAAAGGCAGGTTGTTGCTACGCTTGATGGTGATACCAGCGATTTCATACAGACCTTCGCCGCTGTTCAGGTTACCTTGGGAGGCACCGAAGTCACGGTTGAGGATGTTGGAATCAACCTGGCTGATCAGCGCATAGTACTGACGAGGAGACAGCACAGCGGTACGGCCAGTCTTGGGAAGGTTCTTCTCATCGAGGATAGAAGCTGCTTCAAAGAAGGCATCCACCAGAGCTTGAGCATCAAACTCCTTCTGAACACCCAATTGAATGATCGAACCACCGGGCTCAGGGCCAGGAGCAGCAGTGATGGGGTGAGCCTCACGTGCAGCTTTGGCGATCATACGGAAGATCTTTTTGTCATAAGCCTCAGCGAGGGCATGACCGATCTTCTTGGAAATTTCCACGGACTTCCATTGTTTCCAATGGCGCAGACTATATCTTCATCCCAGAAGGATGCCGGACGCTAATGGTGTATTACATGGGACGCTTCCCAATCCACCTAGTCGTTGCACCTTCCTCACAAGATCGTGTGAGGCTTGGCTCAGGATTGCCGTAGGCTAACGCCCTTAGGTTTCCCTGAATTCATCCGGTTTTCGACAACTGTTACCAGTTGAAGTGGCAAGTTATTTACCACGAAGGGAGTAGTGAGCGAGAGTCTCGTCCAGGTCATACACAAAGGCAGAGCTGACGAGCAGGTCGTCACAGACGATGGTCTTCTCGGCCACCGGGGGATCACCACTACCCAGGATGGGAGTACCAGGGGTGTGGTAACCAGCGGTCATACGACCGGTGAAGATGAACTGCAGGGATTTGCCGTTCTTCAGAGTACGACGCTGCACAGTATCTCGTGCAATCGTGGCGGACTCATACGCCTTAAACAATTCCCCAGAGAAAAGTTTAAGATAGGTAGCGTATTTGGTATCGTATGCACGATTACCAGCGGTATCGGCTACGGCTTTGTTAATCGTGCCGAGTACGGATTGAGTGGCGTTAGCCATTGTTAGAAAAGAGAGAGAAGTTAATAGTTCTCCCTAACCGGTTAGGAATTCACAAGACGTGGTGTCATGTGCATTCAAGTGTTTTGTTGTTTTTGTCTGTCTCTCCAGACTGTCAATGACTAAAGGGTATCCGCCTTAGCGGGCCAATAGTCAAGTGGAGAGGAGTCCGACTCTGAGGTGCTCCTCTCCGATGGCAAGCTCTGCTGGGCTACTACCATGCAGGGCGTCTTAGGTGCGATGAACTCCATCCTGGAGCATCGTTACCGCCATCATCAGTATAACAGGTTCTTGAGCCCTGTCAACCCATGTTGGGATTTCAGCCCGAGTTAGCGGGAACTATTTCTCAGCAGCCTTTCTTGCCGCCGCCGCCCTTACCGCCTTTACCTTTCATGATCAGGTCCAGGCAGCACCACCAGCCTGCACCTTCGAGCCAAACGGGCTCAGCTTGGTAACAGTCTGATCGTAAGCAGTCAGGAATGCAGGAGCACCCGACGTAGGAGTTACATACTTAACGGTGACAGTAGACACCTTGGGATCAAATGCTTTAGCCATTGTTCATCGAATGGTAGTGATGGTTACTTGACCTACACCCATGCTTCTCAAGCCAATCGCATCAGCTGCCGCCCTACTCAAATCAATATCGCGATCATGCACAAAAGGTCCACGATCATTAATAGTGACATTGGTACACCTCTTGGTGGATGTGTGACACACCCGGACTTTGGTTCCAAATGGGAGTGTGCGGTGAGCAGCAGTGAATGCATTCATGTTGTAGATCTCACCGGAGGCGGTGCGTCTACCGTGATATGGAATGCCATACCACGAAGCGAGAGAAGCAAATGTAAGTGTCAGAGTTAGCATTAGTTCATTGCAAAGGACTTTAATATTGCTTACTCGCCCGTCACGTTTTTCTTGACTAGAACTGGAGGTTAGAACGTTCCAGTTTGTCGTACACATCCTGCCGGTAGGCCGGATCGTTCTCATACCGAGGATCACTCATTGCCCGGACAACCTCTGCTTGACTACGGAATGCATCCACAGTTCGTGCAGCGTTACCAGTCAACAGTTGACCTTCGTACCCAACCGCATCATTGAATCGGTAGCTCAAAGCCTGAATAGCAAAGTAAATAGCTTGAGGGTCACCACGGTCCATAACTTGGTCATAAACCTGGATCTCCTCCGGTGCAAGGTTCTGAGCAGCCCATGCCATCATGCTGTTGTACTGCTGTTCACCACCAGCAACACCCTTCAGTTCACTGACATCAGTCTCATCAAGATCATAGCTCTCGACTACTGTTTCAGCATCTTGTCGGTAGCTGAGGAACATATCAGCAATATCGGCAGCCGACATCCCTTCCAATGCTTGAAGGGTTTCGTCAGAGAACTGCCCAGAATCAGCTTCTTCAGCGAGACGATTAAGGAAGGAGTAGTCTCCCTCCTCAGTATCATCGTCCTCCTCTTCAGCTACCTCCGGTTCCTCATACTCAGCTTCCTCAGGCTCTTGGCCACGCTGACTAAACTTCGATTGAAGTTCAAGGTAAGCACGTTCCAGCTCTTCAGCGTCACGATACTTACCAGCCAACAGGGCCTCTTGTTCTTGTGCTAGACGTTCACCAATCTCTAGACTTTCAGAGTCGCGAGCCTCAGCCTCTTCAAGGGCCATAGGATCGTCAGAGGTGTCATACGTCAGGTTGAATGCCATGTGCAGTTTGTACGGTTAAATTTCCAAGCCCTACCGTCTCAACACGATTAGGTCGACCAATGGTCGATTTACCAATCAGGTTGGTACGACGGGCGTATTTGTTTTCGGAGAACTCTTCGCGGTCTTCCTTCGTAAGAGGATTAGAGACCGGGGGGAGGGGTTCCTTCTTGGCCCGCTGGGGCTTGCTGGGGATTTGTTTGTCCATTGAGTAAAGTCATTGCATCGGGATTCTTGCTGGGATCGAACAGCGGTGTACCGGCAAGAGCAGCAGTCTGGTTGACCAGAGCCATCTCCTTCTGCATACCCATCTGTTGTTGCATCTCAGCTTGTTGATCCTCCATGCTCTTGATGAGATTAAGTACATCAATACCTTGGGCAGCAGCAAGACGCTTGATTGCTTCATCAGGATTGATGTATTTACCGAGAGCTTCAGGGCCAATTGTCTGAGCAATGGTCTGAAGGAAGGAGGTCAGGCTCTCCCTATCTTGACCACGACCCAATGCATTAATACCTGCAACGATGGTTGGATTAACCAAGCCCTTTGGAAGCCGGACAATCTCACCGTTGCGTTGCATCACATTCAGCTTACGGTTTAGATAGGGAATCAGGAATTCAACAGTCAACAGGGAGAACAATCCCCCAAGCTGCTGCTCCAATTCCATCTGTGTCATTCGCACTTCTTCAGCAGTAGTGCGTTCACTCTGACGAGGATTCAGCACAAGCATTGCTTCACTGATTCGACGTTCAAGAGTCCCTGCCATTTCTGATGCTGTGCGGAAGTCAGCAGTCTTACCAACCTGAATGACACCAATGTCATCCGGTCGGCCTTGAACAATGGCTCCATTGCCAGCAGCAGCGATTGTGGCGGGCTTTGTCGTTGAGGATGGGGATACAACAAAGACAACCTTTGCAGCTGCTGCAGAGCCTTCTACAAGGGCCTGCATCAACGCTTCAAGGGAACGCAGGTCACCGAGAAACTCCTCGACTCGACCACGTCCAAAGCATTCACCATCAACGGTGTTGAACCGCAACGGAAGCCAGGGGCTAGCGTCAATCGGTGCTTTACCCATTGAGCCAGGAATGATCTTATCCAGCACTTCTTGGTGCCAGATCCAACGGTTGTTATCACGTCGGACATGGGTGAAGACTTCTACATCTTCCTCATCATTTGAGCCGTCATCACCAGGAGCATTGGGAACTGCTGTAGAAAGTGGTCCCAATAGCTTCTTACTGATGCGCTCCTTGGTGACGATCTCAATCACCTGACCGTTACCATCTCGATCTACGACGTACCTGTTGAGTGGGTACAACTTAAGACCTTCCTTACCCATGTAGATCAGAGCATTACCCCCGACCACAAGGTGCTTGATTGCTTGGTGAATCACAACCCGATCACTGCTTGCAGCGATTGAGTCCATTACCATACGTTCAAGCTTGGCAAAGCTCAGGTCCAGTTCAGACCTAGCTTCTGCTGGAAGTTCAACACCTAACTTGGAATCATTAATCTGTAGCTTAAAGAAGCTGGTCTGTGGAGGCAGCAGGGCTAGCATCAGTTTCGATGCCAACGTGACTACACCCTTTGCACCAACACTTTGCCACGGTGTAATGAGACGCTTGTAGGTGGTTCGTCCTACGTACTCTTCCTGTTGAATCAAATAGGGAAGAGTCAGTTCGGAACACTGAACAGCAACGTCTAGAAACTGGGTACGGTTACGTGTCAGATAGTCATACCGTGTACGAGCAGACATCTTTACATACCAAGATTAATGCCGGATGCAGATCCGACTTTGAGAGAATTGCGGAATTGTCCAGTACCGCGACTGGTTTGACCGGAGTCACGAGCACGTGACTTCTTGCGACGAACGGATGTTGCACTGCCGTCAACACTGGAGTCTGAGCCACCCATTGCACCAAGCGGATCGGGAGTGGGTTCAGGATCTGGAGTTGGGTCAGTGATTGGATCGGTGATCGGGTCAGTCACTGGATCTGTAACTGGATTAGAATCAGGCGTAGGATTACCCGTACCGGGTCCAGGTCCGTAGTAACCAGAGTTCACATTATTCTTTGGCTTAACCTGAACCTGAGGGGCGTTGTTGTAGGAACCAAATACTTGCTGACCTTTGGGGATCTTGCCAGTACCAGGTACTGTATTACCGTAGTAATCAGAACTACCTTTGCCTTGAATAATAGCCCGTCCAATGGGACCTTTTCCGTAGTTAGCGTACCTATCCTTCAGTCCCAATTCCGACATCGTCTTACCATAAATGGTTCGTGACGTAGGAACTTTCAGCAGAGAGTTGTACGCAGCACTGCCAAGACCAATAGGTGCCCGTCCTTTATCAGCTCCTTTGGCGTTAACCTTATCGAGTCGACGGATAATCCGGTCTGTACCTTTACCTGAATCTTTTGAAATCTTTAGCAGTTCCTTCTTGCTCAGGTTTCCGTTAGCACCAGCACTCCGTAGTGCTTGACCAACTCCGCTTCCCTTTTTTGTGGAACCCTGACCACCAGAAACCTGGCGAGCAATACCTGTACCTTGATCGTTTAACTGGTACGTGACACCGTCGCGATATGGACTTCCTTGGTTGCCTGACGGACGCTGAGAGTTTCCGTTATTACTGCTGCGGCTTCCACCGTTGTTACCAGTTCCCTTGCCTCCGCCATTGTTGTCGCGGTTTCCGCTCTTATCCTTAGATGACCCTTTTCCACCTTTAGCCATTTTAGTTCTCCTTTTGATCGTAAGTTAAGTCTTCACAGTTGTTGGGTCTGTACAAGCAAAAGAACAAATGGCCTTGTCATTCCTCTGCTATTCGATGGTTTATCCACTCGACCACTGAACGTTGACCACTTTTGTACATGATCATGTTCACTGGATCGTTTGGTTGAGGCAGGAACTGAGGGAAGTTATCCTCAAGCTCCTGCACGAGTCGCTCAACCGTAAGGCCGAGGTTAAGCGTATTGTGGGAGGTTTGGATTTGCATGTTCAAAGAAGGCAGGCATACGACCTCGCCGTGTATCAGAAAGTTCGGGAGCCTTACCTTCGTACATCAGCCGATCACTCGCATCCAGCCAAAATTTTTTGCTTAGATACTTATCAGGGTTAGCTGCCTTCAGTGGTTGCATCACCCAATTGATCGTTGCCTTACGTAGCTTGTCGAGACTTGCAGAGGGCGTAAGCCCAAGCTCTCGGCATACGAGACTGTTTGCAGCAACGTGGACTTGCTCATCTCGGCTGATATCGGCACTAACTGTTCGTAGGCCAGCGTCACCGTTAAAACGGAAAAACGGCAATAGGACAAAGAAGATCGCACGTTCAGCGACAAGGGCTTTGGTGATAGTGTGATCTCCATGTTCAATCCACGCGGTACGAAGACGCTTTGCTTCTTCTTCAGCCACTGGATCCACGCCAACAGCTTTGGCGATGTAACCAAGAGCGAGATCGTGGTTCTC